TTGACCGCCGTGCCGCCGCTCGCATAGAGCGATGCAACGCCGGCCGTCGTGCAAGTCGCGGCGCGCGGGTGTTTGATGACCGCGGCGTTGACGTCTGCCTCGGTCCAGATGGTTTCGCCGGTCGCTTCTGCGGTGATCGTAAAATCAACGCCGTCGGAATACGCAGCCGAGCCGTCCTTGACGTATTGGATGCTTTCAATGAAGCCCGAAATATAGGGGCTGTAACCTTCACCCGTTGCGGTCACGGTCGTAACCGGGACGCTAAATTTTCGAATTGCCATGTGCCTGATCTCCCTTAGGCGTCAACGGTGATGTGAAAATCGCCGAGCTTTGCGGCGCCGCCGCTCGCAATCACGATTTTCACGCGATCGTCGGCGAGCGGAATTTTTGCGTTAACGGCGGTGCCGCTGCCTGCGTAAAGAGACGCAACCCCGGCCGTCGATGCGGTGCCCGTGCGCGGGTGTCGCGTCGCCGATGCGTTGACGTTGGTTTCAGACCAGATCGTCTGACCGGACGTTTCTGCCGTGATGACAAAATCGACGCCATCGGTGAAATCCGTTTTGAGATACCGGATCGAGACGACCTTGCCCGAAATTTTCGGGCTATAGACTTCGGCCGCGCCGCTTCCGTCGGTCGTGACCGGCACGACAAACCGTCGAACTGCCATTTCAAACCTCCTGCTGGTTGTCCAGCCCAATGCAGAAAGGCGGGCCGCGATTGGCCCGCCTCATTTTTTGAGTGCGTTCGCTTAATAGGTCGTGCCGTTGATCCAGCTCACCATATTCGGGCGGCCCATGACCCACGAAACGTCCATAAGCATACGAACGCCGACGGTTGCGGTCTGATAGAACGAGCGAACCGGATCGGCCGTCGTCGGGCCGGTGCCGGAAACGATCTCGAGCGGCGACGTGTCTTCCATGTGGACAGTCGCCGTTTCGTTGATATCGAACTCGGGTGCATCGCCCGTCGCCGTGTAGAAGTCCGAGTTGCGAATTGCGATCAGACGGCCGGCTGTCGCATAGGTGCTTTCGACGATGTTGACGCGGCTGGCGATACCAGCAAACCAGCCCGCGTTATTCTGCGGGCCGTCCATCATTGCGATCGAGAGGGCTTGCGCCGGGTTCATAATCACAGTGATATTGTCGGATGCGTTGGCCGCGATAAACGGCGCGAGCAGTGCCTTAAAGTCCTCCTTGACCGCAAGGTGATCGCCGCCGCCGTAGCCGGTCGCCGTGGCCGCAACGCCGTTGAGAAGACCGGCCGGACGTGCCGAGCTGGACGCGGTTGCGTCGAGCAGAGCGGCGTCAAGCACCGCCGCAGTGTCGTCGATGATGCCTTGACGCACGATCGACTCGATCGCCGGGGTCGAACGCTTGGCCAGTTCGCGCGAGAACGGTATAATAACGCCCATTTTCTTCGGCGTAAGTTCCGCGGCTGCGGTTGTGATGCGGCCAACGCGGATCGGCGAGCCTTCCGCGACGAAACCGCCACCAGCGCCGCCGGCAGTGCGACGGGGAAGCTTGATCGTTCCGATGCCGTCAAACGTCAAGCCGACGCCGCGCTCGCGAAGCGACGGATAGACAGACTTGCCGACAAGCGCCTGCAAGAAGCCCTGATTGACTGTCTGCACCAATTCCGATGCCCAGCCGGAAACGCCGGTTGTGCCGATGGTCTGGTCGGCTTTGGCGACGATCGCGGTGGCTTCGTGGCCGGGATAACGTTCGTCGAGAACCTTATCGATCGACTTACTGCCGGATCCGAACGCCGCAATGCCCTGGACGGTCAGCGCGCGGACCAACAGGTCCAACGGCTGCACGTCTTTCTGCGGGAAGCCGAGCGGGCGACGGTTGATCGCCGGCGACTGACCGGCCGGAGAAGCGTTGACGCCGATCTTGTTTTCGGCCGCTTTCAACGTGGCGACCAACTGCTCGCCGTCTTCGATCTGCTTCGTAAGCTCGTTGACGGCATCGCTGTCAATGTCGTCGATGTTCGTCAGTTCGACGAGGCGGTCTTTCTTGGCCGTGATTTCATTCGACGCATTCTCGATGCGCTTGGCGAGAGACGACATGATTTTCACCTTTCCTTGGGTGTTAGGCTGCGGGTCATTTGCGGCGGGGTTTCCGCCGGTCGTCATGTCCCGTCGCCTTGCTTCGGCGGTATTGCCGAAGGCTAGGTCCATGATTTCTGGTGATAGATTGAGCGACTTCGCGAGTGCGATGGCCGCGGGATTTGCCGGAACGGAAACGAGCGACGTCTCGAGCAATTCCGATTTCGTGTAGCGCTGCGCGCCCCACGGCTTGGCCGGGTCGATCGGTTCCGACTTGAGCGGACGAAAGCCGACAGAGACGGCGCGCAGAATGCCTTGCTCGACGAGGCTGATGATTTCGTCGAGGCGCGAGCTGGTGCCCTTGGCGGCGAGGACCAAGCGGCCAACGAGGCGCCCGCCCTCGACGCGGACGTCGGCCCACTTCCCGATCGGAAAGCCGCCGCTATGCCCAAACAGAGCGATTGGATTTTTCTTGAAATTTGCCAACGACCAACCGGCCGGATCGACAACGTCGCCGTAGCGATCGACGGTCGCGTCCGACAATACAAATTCCATCCCGTCGCCACCGCTGGCGACAGTCTTGTGAACGATCATCGATGTGCTCCTAGATTTAGGCGATCATTGCGAACGGGTCCGCGACTGGCGTTCCCTGCGGGTTACGCGCCATCACCGTAATCGCGTCGAACAACGCCATAACCGGGTCGATTTTTGCATCGCCCGCATTCTGTTTGGTGGCTCGGATGGCGGTTGCCGTCGGCTCGATCTTGAGATTTCCAACGCACCACGCCATGAGCGCAGAGCCGTCATGGCGCATTGTGCCGTTTGCCAGTTTCCGCTCCGCCGTCTTGATCGCGTTCATCATCGCGTAGCCTTGCGGCGCCCCGATCAGATTTCCGAGTTCTTGTGTGACGCCGATCTCTGATAGAGCCTCGATCATTTCGCCGAGGCCGGCCGGGTCCATCGACACCGATGCCAAAAGCCCGCGCTCTTTTATGTCGGTGATGATCTCGATAATCTGAGAAATGTCGTGCAGTTCGTCCGATACGATCGTCAACTCGCCGGCACGTTCAAAGTCGCGAAGTCTCGACGCTATTGACTTGCGGCGCTCTAAAACGCCGTCATGGCACCAAGCGTGCGACCACACGAGCCAGTCGCGCGTAACTTTGTGGCGACCAACGACCGACATTCCATAAAGGTCATCGAGGCCGCCGCCGTCGATGCCGACGACGCAAACCTCGGAAACCTCAAGTAGCAAGCCGAGCGTGAGCCCGGCCTCGACGCGCTTCGGCCAAAAGTCGGCGCCCGGCCAACGGTTCGCCCGTAAGTTCATTCCAATTTCGACGTTCAGGTGCTTCGCGAGGAACGTGGCCCGCGTGCCTGCGTCCTTACTCAGTTCCTTTTGCATCTCGCGCTCGAGCCATTCGCGCGATACAGACCGCCCCATGTTGGGATTGGTCACATAGAAATTTTCCGGCTCCAAATATGAAGCCTGATCGATCATCGATTGCGGGAACTCATAAAGGACCGGCAGAAACTTGCGATCTTGGATAACCCCGTCGCGGACGTTCCGCGCATAGTCCAGCTTATCCTTGAACACGCCGGCCGGCGGCGCGTCCGCCTGCGTCGTCAGATAAATCACGAAGCCTTCCGGCCTCGACACGAGGCCGCCGGTCGCTTCCCGCAACATAGCGTCGGAGTTCGGCCGCTTGCCGAAAACCCAAAGCTCGTCAATCAGTATCCGACCGGACTTTTTTCCCGAAACTGTGTCGGTGTCTGCGGCGACAACTTTAAGTGCAGCCTTAGTGACGCGGTGCGTAATGGTGCGCGTATGGTCTTGGATGTGGAAAAGCGCATCCAATTCAGGGTCGGCCCTAACCATTGACGCTGCAGGCTTGTAACTATTCCCCGCAACTTCGATCGTCGGCGCCAGGATAAGAAGCTCCTCGTCGTGACGCCAATTTATGATGAGCGCAGTAAGCATGATGCCGGCGGCAAGGGTGCTCTTCGAGTTCTTTTTGCTTATGCAAAGAAAGAACTCGCTGACCAATTGCTGCGACGTTTCGGGGTCGTTGGCCCCAAATATCGCAGCCACGAAATCAAAAACCCAGTCCTCGCAACATTCGCCGAATGTGGGTCGTCCGGCGATATCCGTTACTCGCAAGGCTTTGAACACCGCGACTGCGTGCTTGGCCTCGCTCGGAAACAAAGGCGAAAAAGGTATAAGCGTCTGCCGAGAGACAATGCGCGATGCCCAGTCGGGGCATGATGTCGTCCAGGCGGCGCTCGTCAACTGTTATCGATCGCGAGGCGCGGACCTTGCCGTGGCGCAAACAGGGTCTTGTTCGCAACCCGTTCAGCCGCCTCCTGCTCGATCTCTTTCTTTCCTGGCGCCTCGGCCTTAGCCTCAGACCATCCGGCGCGGGCCTTTAGCCAGAAGATAGCAGCCGTGACTGATGACGGGCCGTCTCCCGTTGCGCGCTTGAACAGACTTTCTGCGACCTTCGCGTTTGCTCGCGTTGATCCCGTGTCAAGTTCGTCGCGAAAATGCTTTCGAAGCGTCTTATCATCGACGCCGATCACCTTCGATATTTCGGACTGCAGCACGCCATATGCGGCAAGCGCTTTCACCGTTGCGCGATCTTTATCCGTCGGCTCGTAGCGGGGCCGCGCCATTATGCGCTTTCTTTCTGATGTTGCTCGCGCATCGCCTTGATGCCTTCCTCGTAGCAATCCGCGCTGTTCTTGCCGGCCGGGAAGCGCTCGTCATCCAAGTGGGCAAAAGTCTTGCCGGTCGCCTCGTGTATCGCCACCTTGCCGGTGAAGTCCTGCCAGCGCTTGACCGCTACGTCTACATAGGCGGGCGATAGCTCAATGGCGCAGACATGGCGCCCGGTCATTTCGCCGGCAATGATAGTCGTGCCCGAGCCAGAGAACGGCTCATAGACCGCCTGCCCTGGGCTAGAGTTGTTCTCTATAGGGCGCTTCATGCACTCGACAGGCTTTTGAGTCCCATGGCCGGTTTCGGACTTCTGAGGCTTGTCGATCTGCCATAGGGTCGATTGCTTGCGGTCGCCATTGTAATGGCCTGTGCCCTTGGCGCGGACGGCGTACCAGCACGGTTCATGGTGCCAGTGATAGTCGCCGCGCCCAATAGCGAAGTTGTTTTTCGCCCAAATGATCTGGGACCGCAGAGAGAAGCCGCTTGCAGTCAGGCTGTCGGCTACCACGCCAGCAAATAACCCGGCGTGCCAAACGTAAGCGACGTCGCCGGGGAACAGCGCCCACGCCTCGGTCCAGTCGGCGTTGTCGTCGTTCAGAACTTTGCCCTTGGCGTGAACCCCGAGAGACACCCGCTTGCCGTCCGATGATTTGGCCTCACCCCGCCAAGCGGGGTCATACTCCACCCCATAAGGCGGGTCCGTCACCATCAGATGCGGTTTAACCGGCCCTAACACCTTAGCCACCACTTCCGCGCTGGTGCTATCACCGCAGATAATACGATGGTTGCCGAGCACCCAAACATCGCCTTCGACCGTCACGGGATTGACGGGAGGCTCTGGAACTTCGTCTGGGTCCGTAAGACCCTCCGTCGGGTCGTTCAGGAAGTCGGCAAGCTCGTCATCCGAGAAGCCGATCAGTGGCATATCAAAATCGAGCGCGGCAAGTTCGCCAAGCTCAACCCGGAGCAGCTCGTCGTCCCAGCCCGCATTCAGGGCCAGTTTGTTATCGGCCAGGACGTAGGCTTTCTTTTGCGCCTCGGTCCAGCCGGTCGCCACCATCGTCGGGACGTCTTTGATGCCTAGTTTTTGGGCGGCTAGAACCCGGCCGTGGCCGGCAATAATACCGCCCGTCTCGTCGATTAGGACCGGCGTCGTCCAGCCCCACTCCCGGATGCTGGCGGCGATCTGGCCAATCTGCTCTGGGCTGTGCGTGCGTGCATTGCGGGCGTAAGGCACAAGATCAGAGACATTACGGCGCGAAACTTGGTCGGCCGGCCAAGCGGTTGTAGCGTCAGCCTTTTTCATAGACGGGAAAAACCCCAAATCAGGAAAAAAATCTCCACGTGGGAGGCTCGCGGGTCCGGCGAAAAGTCGAGTTGCATTTTTGGCACTACCCCCCCCGGCCGGTTGCATCAGCGCCCGACGTTGGGTTGCATCTGCGATCACTCTGCGATGGCGTTCCGGCGCTCGTGCGATTGCTTCTCTGTGTCGTGGCATGGCTTGCATAGGCATTGAATGTTAGAGGCTGACCAAAACAGCATTGCGTCACCTCTGTGGGGCTTGCTGTGGTCGGCAACGAGCTGCGATGTGTTGCTTTCGATCTTGCCGCACATTTGGCAAGTGAATAGATCGCGCTCGAATACCGAGAGGCGCAACCGCTGCCAGCGTGTCGTCTTGTACCACTTACGCCAAGGCTTGCGCTCGTCGCGGTCCTGATACCTCGACTGCTCGTCACCTATCGATCGACCAAGCCTTGGCTTGATGAACCCGAGTATGGGCTTGATGGTGGCGAGCTTGGCCATGTGCTAGGTGCGCGCCGCGCCGCCGACCTTACGACCGCAAGGCATAGGTACAACGAAATGCGGATCGGACCTGGCTGCGCGCTCTGCTTCTAGTGCCGCCACACGAGCCTCTAGCTGGGCGACCTTGGCCACCAGCACCTCGATAGCGCTCAAGTCAGAGGCAAAGCGCGACATTCGTATCCCCTCAAAATACCCGACGATCTGGCCCCGAACTGGCTAGCTGTTCCATCTGTGGGCGCCCTAGCTCTGCGGTCCGTCTTCGGTCGGTCAGTTTGTTTGGAAGGACGCCGGACAAATGAAAACCCGCCGAAGCTTGGGGCTTGGCGGGTCGGGCAGTTGTGGCAGCGTGAATGTGTTGTGCCAGAGTTAACCTTGATCCGCTAGTGCAAAACAGCAACACTCAGCAAATAACGGCAAGATTAAGAATTTTGCGGTATTTTCGGGGGCTTAGACTGGACTTCGAATTTCGTCTTGTCGGGCGGCTGCCTTTGCTTCCACTCGTGCATGATGGCGGCAAATGCCCAAAACAGAACGCCGAACGAGAATAGGAGGCAGGCCAATATCTCGTGAATAGCACTTTTCGCATCAGACACAACGGCCGCGCCTATCGCTATCCACAAGCAGCCAGCCGCGATTAGGAATACTTGCATCAATCAGCCATCTGGTGGTTAGGGTCCGCGGGTTGGCATCTTTTTAATGGCCTCTCAGCAATGGTCAAAAGGCCTCGCCGCGAACCCTATTCATGCAGCGGCGCGCGGTGCTTCACCGCCTCCCGCAGTGTTAGTGGGCCGCTCATTGGGCATCGAGCATATGGCCTTATCGGCAGCGATTATCTGGCCCAACTGAGCGGCTTTCCATTCCCGCAGCAAGTCTCGCAGCAGGATTTTCTCCATATAGCGCTGTGCTCGGCGGTGCAAGTGCCCAGCGCCCACCATCGTCGCAGCGTTCTGTTTTGCTTTCGTCACCTTGCGAACAGCAAGCCCGCGCTTGGCCCACGTCTCGATGGTCGTTTCCGTAGAGGACACGACTTCGAAGCCGGCAGCCAAGGCTATTGCGTACTCGTAAGCACACCGCTGACGAAACACGTCCTTGTAATGCTCGCCCACCTTCACCATCACGTCGCCGATGACGTACATATGCGAGCGGCGCTTGCGGTTGTAGCCATGCGCAATCCAGTCCCCAGCGCTTGCTGACTTCGGAAGTCCGCCTTGGCGTCGACCGTCGAGGACGGCAAGCCCCATGCGCTTCCAAAGGTGGCCTTTTTTCGGATAGCCGGACAAATCGCCAGCCTCAGCAACGATCGTCCCGACAAACCGAGCGCTTAGACCCTTCACGTCCTTGGCCCATTCCCAAACCGGAAGCGTCTGAGCCAGCGCCTCAATGGCTTTGGTCGTTTCCGCCTCGATAGCATCAAACGGGGCGCGAGCCTTGATCGACGCCAGAATGATGCCACCCCACTCGGCATATCCATCGGGCGGAGTAAACGGCTTGCTGGCGGCCCTAGCAGCCCCCGCATCACCGTTTGCGTGCGCTTCCAGAGCTTTGTTTATGGCGTGCTCAGCCTCACCAGCTTCCATAAGCGCTTCGACTGTCGCCTTGGCGGCCTTGTTCACGTCCTCGTCGCCATCCCTCTGCCAGCCGTGCATAACGCGGAGGAATGAGCCCATGGCTAGGTCGGCGCGCTTGCGCTGCTCCATGGCGAACATGCGCTGGCGGTGCTTGCTCTGAATTTGAGCGATCGTATCGGTAAGATCAAACTGCATCGACGGCCTCCGCGGCTTGTTGGATGATGCGCTGCAAGTCCCCGAGCTTAATCAGATCGCGGACCTTGGCGTTATGGTCTGCGTTCGAATAGTGCCGCGCCACGGCTACGAGAATGTGCCCGTTGCAAAGCTTGTCGCGCCCAACTCGCAACGCTTCTCCGATCGTCCAATCGCCTATAGAGCGCCCGTCGATCTTGAGCGTCTCCATGATCGTCACGGCGGCCTGCTTTTTGGTGTCAGCCATAGCGCGGAGATCGGCAGGCGTCAGCGATTTGTGAACTAGGACCGGCTTAGGTCTGGTGCTTTCAAAGCGCCCCTTGTCGCCGCGCTCCAAATCACTATCGGGGCTTCTGACGTAAAGGTGACGCTCGGCATTGTGGGCAGCAGAGGGAGGCAAGCCACGGCTGGCCTCATCGGCATGTGCGCCTTGGCCTCCCTCGCTGCTTTCAGTAGAAACGGAGGTTGGCATAAAATCCCAGGCCTTATCGGCACGGTTCGCTTGGCCTTCCTCCGTTCCATAGGGTGCAGCGTCGGGCAGTCGGGGGTTGGCCTTATCGGCATCATTCCCATGGCCCTTCGCTGCATGAGTGTGGGGAGACGAAGGCAAACCGAGGACGGCCTTACCGGCATTGCTTCCCTGGCCATCGCTCCCCATTCCGTAAGCGGCATCAACCATCGCGATAAGCGCGTTATAGGTGCCGCCGTTATTCTGAAATTCTGATATTGCGATCTGCATTTTAATCGCCACGCGAGATATGCCGCGCTGTTCAAACTTCTCGGCGAATGCCGTTTTGCTGCTCATGATAACCCCTCCAAATCATCTTCGAAAACGCTAGCACGAGAAACGCGGACGTAAACAGAAAGCCTTATTTTATCGACACTTTCTGCGCCTAACGTTATCTAACATCACACAACTTCACACGAGTTCATACACGTTCACAGAGCACCAACCGGACGCAATGGGACGGCTACGGACGCACATGGATTACTTCCGCCGTTTGGCTTTATCGACTTTGTCGGCTTTATCGCACCACTCGACTATCGCGCGCTCGATGATCTCGGTGCGGTCGGGCGGGAAATCCATAGCCAATCGGATTTCGTCTAGCCTCTCGATCAGAGAGGGCGGGAGCTTTAGCCCGATCTGCGTGCGCTTTTCCATGAGCGGAACATAGTACACGGGGATATACCTGTATATTCACGATAATGTGATCGGTTTACCCCAACATTTCATCGCCTGCCTATTGACGTATATACGCAGGTATACCATAATAGACATATTGAGACGCTGAATTGGCCCCAAGGCAAGATGCAGGACCGGGAAAAAGGGCAAAGAACCACCCCGGCACCCAGAGACTAAGGGACACCCAGACAGCCGAAAAAAGGCCGAAACGGCCAAGGGCGAAGCTATGCCCGGCCGTCCGGGGGTAATGCCCTCGCTGATGTGACCCGTCAGAAAACAAAGCGGCCCACGCTCAGATCATCAGTCTGGACGCGGGCCTGACCTCAACCTTATGGAACAAGGATTGAAGCTATGAGCCTGATTATCACCCTAGCCCGTCTCGTGGCAATCGCCGCGAGCGGTTTTCTACTACTATCCATCGCCAACGGAACGGCCCAAGCCACCAAGGCAACGGGCGCTGATCTCGACGCGATCTATGCCCTAGCGCTCGGCGTGTTCGTCACGGCGGGCATTATCGGCATCGCAATATCTGCCAAGCGTTACGCGCTCGGCGGTTTCTTGATTTTCTGCCTACTCTGCGGTGAAGGCTACAACTTTGTGAAAACCGCCGAACGGGAGATTGCCAGCCGCGAAACGACCCAAAGCGCCACTGATACGGTGCTTTTGAGCCGTGAAACAATGCGGGGAACGATCAAAAACGCCGAGGCTGCACTCGTCAAAGCACAAAACGCTGTGACGGATAACGCTGCGGCGCGCGACTGCCTCAAGAACTGCGTTTTGGCACTCGGTAACGCCGTCATCGCTGCGCAAGCCGCGCTCGACAAAGCAAACACCGATTATGCCAAGACGAACCGCCCGCCGTCTGCAAACCCATTGGCTGACCGTTCAGGCTTCGCGGCTTGGGTGATTGACCTAGCAGCGGCAGCGCTCAAATCCCTCGCTATGAACGGCCTTGCGGCCGGACTTGTAGCGTTTGGAGCGCACGGGGTAACGGTACCAGCACGCAAAGAAGCGGCAACGGTGGCGCCTGCCGTCGAGTTGCCGCGCATCGCTGTATCAGAGGAACCGGCACCGATGGCTCTAACTGCGGCCAACGATGGCGGACAATCTGACTTCGGTGGCGTCTCTGAATTTGAGCTTGCAAAAGTAGCGGCTCTGTTCCGGGGCGATCTTGAGCCGGATGGCAACGGTGGCCCCGGCGGCGGCAGTAAAGTCATTCGCCCGCGTCGTTGGGAGCGTGACGAGTTGCGCGCCGATATAACCGAGCGTCTCGCCAGAGGCGAACGGTTCCCGAGCCAGATCGCTATTCACCGCGCGTATGGCGTGCCGCAAGGGACGCTATCGGGCTGGTTTAAGCAATGGGCAGCCGAGGGCAACAGCATTCCTCGCCAACAGCACGGCCGCCGCAAGGCTGTCGGATAATCAGTTTACCGAATGCCGATAAACTGTACTCTCGGTACACATTTCAGCCCGTCGCATCATCTGGTGCGGCGGGCTTTTTCATTTCCTCGGGGTAGGCCATGCGCAACACCAGCAAGTCGCGATGTATCAAAAGATCAGGCGCTGCCCAATCCTCTATGGCGGCGCCGACAAGGTGCGCGCCGTCAACAGAGATTGATTGGCCATCGTCCAGCTCCACAATCACGCGCTTGATCGTGCTCATTTCCCACCCTTGACCGGAGTAAACAGCGCAGCGAAGCCGCCCTGAACGACGCGAACCTTTTTCGATTTGCGTTGCCTGATCTTGGCGCTTTTGTCCTTAGCACCGAAATATGGAACGCGCCCTAGCTTAACGCGGGCGCTGCCGTCTTGCACGGGCGCAGTGCGATAGCCCTTGAATGCTTTCGAAGCCATATCAACCTCCCCTCGTCAGCCAAACCCCGAGCACAACAATTCCAAACATCAGCGCGAGCGCGAGGACGTAGGAAAGCGCCGCCCAAAAGAACAACTTGCCAGCCGTGTTGATTTTCATGCGCTCACCCGATGCGCGACGGGAAGCTCGCCGGTTCGGTCGTGCTCGATCGCTCTATCGCTGCCGATCGTTCGCCAGTCGGGCCACTTGCGGCCCTCGTTGCGCGTCTGCTTGTCTTCGATAAATTCGCAGGCTTTGCGCGCGATTTCGGCGTGCGTCATTGACGGGTATGCCGTAGCGAGCGCGCGGCATAGGCCATTGAGGCTCAAGATCACAGCGTCAACCCATTCGGCTGCGCGCAACTCCGGTTGCGTCTCGGCGACGATTTCTTTGAGTTCCTTACTGATGTGATCGACGACGCCTTTCGTGCGCTCGCCCGGCCCGAACGTTGATGCCGAAAACTCCATCTGCCGTACAAGGTGATCTTGCAAATTCATGGTCTGCCCTTTCTGAGTTTCAACGCATTTGCGCTTGCACTTTTTCAAGCTCTTGCTGCTCGATCGCCTGCGCGTCGGCTTCCGACAGAAGCGTGACGCCCTCGATTGTTGCGCATTCCGTCACGATGCCTTCGACGATGTATGCAGCACTGAACCAATCCGATTTCGCCAGCCCGCAGCCGAGTTCATGAAGCCGCTGCGCAACCGCGTTTTTCAAACGCTGCCCGGCGCCCTCGCCGCGAACGTAAACTTCTGCACGATGCGCAAGCGTGCGCGAACGAGCTGCGCGCATGGCTTTGACTTGAGCGGCGAATGCGCTTCGCGATCCGCAGCCAATCTTGACCTCGCTGCCGAGCGGACCGTCACCATCGCCAAGCGCCCAGACGACAGCAATGTCGGCTTTCTTCTCAGCCAACTTTAACTGCTGTTCCATTTGCAGGCGCTCGAGCTTGGCGACCCCTTTCGGCTCGTTTCCGGGCATCCACGTCCGCAAGTTCTGCTGTGCCATTTGCAATCCCGTGCAAGTCTGCTGCGATGATTTTGAAACGCGCGAGAACTTCCTTTTCACTCATGCGAACGCGCGAGTGACTTGCGATGTAATCGACCGGCCAGCCCGATGCCCAAAGGTCTAAAATCAACTGATCGACGACGAGCCGCGAGTTGACCAAGCCGGATGAATAGCGGCGCATTTGGCGTTCGTGCTCGGATACGTTTCGCGGGATGATGGCAAGCAGCGCGAACCACTCGCCAGCGATCATCGCGTCGGATATCTCTGCGCGTTTCGGCCGGTATACTTCGCGAGGTTCAACGTCGTCTTTCGGCTGCTCGGCTTGCGCCACAAGGTCGGCCCACTCGACGAGCGTTTGCACCCATCCCGATTTCGTTCCGGCAATCAAAAACCGACGCTCGCCGTCGGGCATCGCTTTAATCGTCTTGATCGCGGTCAATACCCGCGCGAAGACTTCCGCCTCGGTAATGAGCGGTGCACGCGGCACGGTTCGGACGGCGTAACGGTTCGGGCGTCTCACTCGGCTGCCTCCCGCATTGCTGCCGGCGCCCGCTCGGGATGCGCGCGCAGCATTGCCGCCCGAAACCGACGGTCGTTTTCAACAAACCAGCGCTTTTGATCAAAGTCATCGCGCACCGGGGCGCCGGATTTTGTCTTGCCGCCCGTCGGCACGTATTCGACGGTATCGCTCAGAGCCAAAATTTTGACCGCTGGCGGCCGTTTTGGCTCTCGGGGTGCCACGACTACAATCAAGCCTGGAATGTCCGCCTGCGGCCGTCCTGGCGTCCACGCAAGGGCATCCCGCTCGGCGGCGAGGTATCGCTCGGTAAATGCACGGTCGGTTTTCAGGAAACGATTAGCCCGGCTGATGCCGTGCAAGACCGTCGTGTGGTCGCGCCCGCCCAATCGACGCCCGATCTCGGGCAAACTCGCTTCCGGGCGGTGCATCCTGATCAGCAATGCGGCGGCGAACCGGGCGCGCACAACGTCCGTGTGGCGGTCGCCGCTGGTCAACTTATCGAGCGTGACGCAAAAGGCGCGCGCCGCAGCGGCAACGAAAGCCTTGTAAGGTATGCGGGTTTTTGGTTCGGTTTCAGACATGGTGATTTGCCCCTCAGTGCGGAATTTTGCTGATGCCGTTGGCGTCGTATTTTTCGGTGAGTTTGAGTTCGTCGATGATCCGTTGCGGCACGACGCACCGCTTGGATCCGGGCGCCGGCCCAAGCTTGTCGGGCGGCCATACGCCGTTGGCGTGTTTCGCTATGGATCCGCGCCATTGGGCATCGGTGATTGCTGCAACCTTTGCCGGATCCTGCCACCAAATGACCGACGCCGACGCGGATCCGCCCGGCGACTGCGATGCGACCGCGTAGCCCTCAAATCGCCTATGCGAAATGAACCGCTCGGCGTGCAGGCAGCGATATTCCTTGTTTTCGAGGCAGTACCGCGCATAGCCGGCGCAGGCCTTCAGCGCCAATTCGCGGTCGGTCGCGTCGAGCTTGCGCCATTCGTTGAAAGCGCGAAGCTTCGAATTATTGCGGGTGTCCGGGTACTGCCGCCAAAACTGCTCAAACGCTTCCGGGTAGGATCGCCGAGCCTTGCCCGATGATTGAGTTGCATCGCCCTCGTCCGAACTCGTTTCGGACAAGATACTTCTCTTTCTTTCTTCTGGTTCTGGTTCTTGGTTCTGGTTAGTGGTCCGCTTGTGGTAGTGCTGTGGCGGCGCGTCATTTGATTTTGTTGAGTTTTCTGCCTCAAGTCTCGATGAAGTGTCCGAGACTTCTCCCGGACTTCGCCCCGAAGTCTCCCGGAAGTCTCCCGGAAGTCTCCCGGAAGTGCTATGCAACTCGGCATTTGCCTGCGCGCCAGCCTCGGCCTCCCGGCGGCGCTGTTCGCGCTCAAGGGCGGCGTCCCGACGCTTTTTGTGCTCGCGAACATATTCGGCGATCTCGCGCTCGACCCGCGAGTTTTTGAGCAACCCGTCCTCGACGTAGAACTTGCCCGTGGCGACGATCTGATCGCGCAACCGCTGGAAAAAGCGCACGTCGCAGCGCATCGCCTTGGCGCCTTCGTACTTGTCGGCCGGCAGCCCACCCATTCGGGCGTACATTTTGAACAGCGCCGTGAGGTAATAGCCGCGCTGTTCCCATGACAATTCCTCAATCCCCTCAAGGATTTCGGTGATATTGACCTTGACCCAGCGCAGTTTGGCGTCGATTTCAAGGGGCGGGCCGCCGTTGTCGATCGTCATTGTCCGACCCCGCGCGCAAGGTCACTGAACCGCGTCCGAGGGCCATCAAACGCCATTTCAACGATACCGACTGCGCCGTGACGCTGCTTGCCCAGAATGACCTCGGCCTTGCCCTTGGCGCGCGACATGGCTTGCAGCCATTCGGTGAACTTCGGATCGGTTTCGTCGGGCTTGGTGCGCTCAATGTAGTATTCATCGCGATAAACGAACATCACAACGTCGGCGTCCTGCTCGATCGAGCCGCTTTCGCGCAGATCGGAAAGCATGGGCCGCTTGTCGGTTCGGCTTTCGACGGCTCGGGAAAGCTGGCTTAGCGCGATGATCGGGATTTGAAGTTCGCCGGCGAGCGCCTTGAGGCCGGTCGTTATTTCCGTAATGTCATTGACCCGGTTGCCACCCTTGCCATTGCTGCCGGACATGAGCTGCAAATAGTCGATCACGATAAGCTTTGTCTTGCGCTTGCGGGCCATGCGGCGGGCCTTGGCTGACAGCGCCGAAATGCTGATGCCGCCAGTCCTATCGATCACGCACGGCAGCCCTGAAAGCTTCTCGGCGGCGCGCGCCACGGCGCGGAACTCGTCTTCGGTGAAATCCCCCCGGCGCAACCTGTCCGATGCCACCCCGGAGTGCTCGGCAAGTTGGCGGTTTGCGAGCTGCTCGGGGCTCATTTCCATGCTGAAAAAATGGACGAAATCGCCGGTTTCGGCGACGTTTCCGGCGATATTCATTGCAAGCGCCGTTTTGCCCATCGACGGGCGGCCGGCGATTATGACCAGGTCGCCAGCCCCAAGCCCGCCGAGCTTGTGGTCTAGATCGATAAACCCCGTCGGCAGGCCGGACATGCCGCCACCGTCCATCCGGGCGCGGTTCGCGCTATCGACCGCTAGCCGGACGGCGTCCGAAAGTTCGACTTCCTGCCCGGATTTCCCGGCTGTTGAGGCGTGAAACAATTGCCGTTCGGCATGTTCGATCAGTTCCGCCGGGCTCGACGGATCGTTCGGATCGAATGCCCGGTTCGCCAAGTCCTCGGCGACCACAATCAGGGTGCGCCGCTGGGCTAGTTCGATGATCGTTCGGGCGTAATCCCGAACGTTCCGAATACTCGTTGCATCAGCCGCTAATCGGCCAAGGTATTGAGCGCCATTGAGATTTTCCCGAACGATTTCCGTTCGGAACCGTTCGGCGAGCGTCACGGGGCTGAACGCTCGCCCCCGGACCATTTCGTCGGACATAGCCGCGAACATTCGGCCGTGTAGGCCGTCAAAGAAGTGTTCGGGCGTCAATTCGGGGATATATTCGGCGGCTTGATTGCTGAGAAGCAGGGCACCTAAAAGCGCCTGTTCGGCCTCAAGATTGTACGGGGGGCGCGCGCCGCCTGTCCCCAGATTATCAACAGGGGTTGACTTGCGCGAAATCGCTGGTTCGTGTATTGACACTCTTGCGTTCCTTCTACGATCGGCCGCTGCATGGCCCTTCGACAATGGTTCCAGCCCGGCAAGGCCCGAACCCCGATCAGTTTCAAATCCCTGGACCCGGCAAGGTCTGGGGATTTGCTTTTTGGCTATTCGTCCGGCGCCGGCAGATCGCCAACGGGAATGAACTTGAAAGCTGCGGCGCTGAATGCTGGGCGTTTGCGGCCCTTGGCGCGGCGATACAGGCCACGCGCCTCAAGACCGGCAACCATGTTGTGAGCGGTGCCGCGGCCGTGGGCACCGATGCGCTTGGCGAGATCATCGAGCGAGCCACCGTTGGCAGCCGCTTGATCCAACAGTGCGTAAAGCGTCTCTTGCTGGCGTTTCGTCATCATGCCGATAGCCTCCTGCGTTGCGTCTTGGGGAATGTGACGATCGTTGGCCGCGATCCATCCTTTTGACGGGGGCCGACGTGCTTGGTGCATCCGTGGCGGGCAAGAGCCAACGATAGCGCCTTGTCTTTCAACGGTGGCCAGCCAGCGGTGGCGCCGAGCTGCGCGTAGTTTCGCGCAACGTGCCGGAATGCGAGCGCGCCGCCCGCGCCGCAATCGATCATCGCGGCCATAAATTCTTTCATCGCTGTGTCGCGATCAATCGCCGATGCCCGTGGCGTGACAACGATGAGCGAAACCACTGGATCGGTGGCAGTTCCGCTCGCCATCGGTGGCTGCACCGATGGCGGGGACGGCGGAACCAATTGCAAATGCTTCGGGTTAGCCCTGCCAACGATGGCAGCGGGTGCCAAAAGCATCGCCAATGATGTCAACGAAAAGCCCATATTGCCCGCTACGAAAGGGCGGCGGAGCAGTTGCGTGCCCCGCCGCAAGTCTATGGAGGAAACGCCCAAGGAGGGCGGTGACGATCCAATCGTCACCGTAGGAGGCTCAGGTCAGAGGGCGATCAATCCCCCGAAAGGCCCGCGCGCATCGGCGCAAGCGTTCCATGTCCCGAAACCGGCGTAGGTGTCGCGCAATCGCCTCGGGTTTCGGGTCGGTCCCCAATTCCATCTCGCGTGCGTGACGTGTTCCGCCGGGCCTAAGCCCCCTACGCTAACGACTGAAAACGCAACGCTACTTACGCCGTGCTGATCGACCTGATTAGCGACTAAGAAGTCGGCTTTCACCGGACGCCCCGCCGCCATAACCCCTCTCAGGGCATCATGGGCCTGTATCGAACCCCGCACGCACTAGGTCCGCCGGACTAGGGGCGTCGCAACTATGCAACCCGCAACGGCGCATCGCACACGACGCGGCTATCGTTTCCCGATGCCGTTAGTGCTTGGTTCGCCGCAAAAATCTGTCTCTCGTCTCGACCGCTAAGGGCCATCACAACAGGCCAATGCTTCTGCGGAATGCCGATGCGGTGCCACGAGTAGACCCCCTTTTCGGAAATCGAGTGCTCGTGCGCGCGGCTTTCGCTGGCGATCCTAGAGGGGCCACCGCAGTCCTGAATAATGTCTCTCACAGTCGGGCAATACATGCCTGCGACCATGGCTCAAATTTTGAGAATTGGCAAGCTCAGAAATTTGGACTACATTGTGGCTATTGCAGGCAGTGCGGGAATTGTAGGTTGCCACAATGAAATGGTGGCAACGTCTACAGATAGTCATGACCGAAAATAAGGTTTCGCCAGAAGCCATTGCGGACGCGACAAATATTCCGGTCAAAAGCGTGTACGGCTACCTCAAAGGCGTCGTCGAAAACCCGCGCGGCGACGTCATCCGCAAGCTGGCTGGCGCTGTCGGATTAGATGAGAGTGAGTTGCGGTATGGGGAAAAAGTCGAAAACATTGTTCAACTTAAGAAAATTCCATTGCTCGACATGAACAAATTAGGAACACTACGCCCCGATGAAAGAGCGTTAACTGCGTGGGATGGCGTGGCTATGGTTTCGGTTCCGGGCGTAAGTGTTTCAGAGAGTGCATTCGCGGTGCGCCTGACAGATGAGAGCGGCGCGCCAGAATTTCACGCGAATGAGATCGTGATCTGCGAACCCGACACGCCCGCGACGCCCGGCCGAATGGTTATAGCCGCGATCCACAATCAGAGCATGGGCGTGTTCCGCCGCTTCCGGCCGAGTTCGCAATTTGACCACGGCAAGTTCACGCTGGTAGCGCCGAACCCCGATTATCCGCAGATTACGGTGGATGCCGACAATCCCGGCCACGTCATCGCGCGGGCCACCAAGCACGTCCGGGATATTTAGCCGTCTGAGTGGTTTTCGACGTAGCAGACCGCGCTAGCCGCTTGAGCAGCGTCGCGCACAAATCCCATAGATAAATCACGAATTTTGACCGATTTGCCCGGTCCGATTGATTGAAAAACGGTTTTGACTGGCGACCCGAGCTTTGCCCCGCTCGGGGCCGTCACGTCGCATCGGACAATCACGTCCTTGATGTGCACGGCGCGCTCATTTTTGATTGTGAAGCTCGCGATCATGACCGTGTCGAACCCGCCAAGATGCCATTTCATATCATCGATATCCACCGATTGACGGCGCGTCATCTCAATATACTCAGGGTCGCTGTGTAAGTCATATTTGGCAGGGGCCATGACTTTTGCGGGCTTTGATTTGATGCCCGCCATTCGCGCGACAACGGATATCGCAGCGACACACCCAATCGTGACGGCGATTGCTTTAATCCAGCCCATGCGTCCCCCTCAATGACACACCGCCATTAAAAACGCACAGAGCAATTTCGTCAAATTCTCAGAATTTGCGAATTAGGTGTTGACGCTTGTCTCAAATTCTGAGAATTTAAGAACACACCGACGCAATGGGGCTTCCTCCACATGGCAGCGGGGTACGGCAGGACGGGATGGCTGACCTAACACCCGGTCCCGTTCTGCCGAACTGATGGGCCGGCGGCGCGACGTGAGGGCCGCGCGTTCGGCTGGGGAGTTTATCCGGCCCCTCAATTTTTCCGAGGCGTGCATGAGTTTGAGGGCGAGACGATGACCGATGTCACACACACCACAGACCTTGCCGGCCACCGACATGGTGCGCGGTTACAAGGATGCTCAGTCGGGGATGATGTACGAGTTCCGCGAGACGGAACTATGGCGCAAGGGCTGGATGATCTGGTTCGACCGTCAGTCAATCCCAATGCAGCCGGCATGGCCGTGCCCAGCGTCGATGCGGTGCCAGCATGACCGCCATGCTCGATTGGATTGACGTCAACACGTCCGACGCGGGGCTGATCGCAGCATTCGCAATCCTTTATATCGCGATCAATTGGAGGCGCATCCATGACCGCCTTTGAACACATCAGCGAACCGATAGCGCGGGTGCTCGAAAGGATCGAGCGCCAGCGCCGTGAGACGATACGCGACGAGGCTAAAGCGCACGCGATCATCGAGCCAATTTTAGAGCAACAGCAAATCGCATCAGCGCGAACCGACGCGCAAGCGAATGTGCGCGCGCTCAATGCGACGAACGCTTGGGACAATCTGAGCGACCGAGACATGATGTGGTGGCTGAACCCATGACCGCAGAGCGAAAGGTCATTGACCTTAAAACGCGCGAACCTTGGCGGATCGATCAGCACGAGCCGACAGAGCAAGAACGCCTCGCCGCGTTCGTCGGGCTTTGCGCCGATAACGTCATGTTCAACGCCGTCAAAATTAGAGAAGTCTGCGGCTTGGATATGGCACTTCGCGCGCTTCATCAGGCTGCCGACGATATCAAAAATTACGGGAAAAAGTGACATGACCGAACTAGAGCGCACAATGCTAGCGCACGTCGAGCAATGCGACGGCATAAACGCCCCGGCGACGTCAGAGCTTCACAAGCTCGGGCCTTGGACCGAGGCAAAGCACGCGCTCGGGATGCTGCAAATCTTGGGATTTCTAACGCCGATAGTTCCGCGCAAACGAAAAGCGGGGAAGCGGTTTCGGATTACAGAAAGCGGACGGCAGGCATTAGGGCGGGAGATGGC